CAAGAACAAATTGCAGAGATTGAATCAACGGATCCAGGATTTAGAGATTCAGTTGAAGCTCCGCCAACCCCCAAAAGGACCAATGATTGAGAGAAATCGTATGATCCATTACCTCGAGCGAGCTAGACTCACGAGGTTTAAACCCCTGGGCAAAGGTTTCTATAAGGAACTAATGCCTTCCCCTGACGAGCGGGCCCGTTATAAAGCGGCTCTCACAGCCATTTTTAACGAGCGTCCTGCCCCCAAAACTTTCCATAGAGGAGACATCTTTAACTTGAATGATGATACTATCAAGAATGAGGTGTTTCTTGCTGCGTATTCTCACGTTAAAATGGATTCCACTCCTGGATTCCCTTTTAACTACCTTTACCAGATTAACGAAGAGGTTCCTATGCCCCTCGTTAAACTAGAGGTGGAGCACATGATAAATGGTTGGCTGTTTGAAGACGTTGATGAATTAAAGTCGATGTCGAAGAAGCAGATGCTTACCAGAGGCTATTCAATGCCTGCTAGTGTTTTCATTAAGGGTGAGTTTACAAAGGAGGAAAAGATTGCACGATTGATCTACGGTCTTTCGTTGGTAATGAATGTTGCTGCCCGTATCATCTTTGGCGATTACTTAAATGATATTGCTGATACCTGGGAGACCTCGACCCATAAGGTTGGGATGGACATGTACACCGACGATGGCCTTAAGAAGCTTTTTAATGGCTTCGATCGTCTACGCTCTCATGGTTGCCGTGGCATTGTCTCAGATGATATACAAGGTTGGGAATATATGTACCGGGAGTGGATGAACACCGCTTGGCACTCTGCTTACTTACAGCGAGCAAATGCTACGGATTTTCATTATGATCTCCAGATGTGTTACATGATAGCTGAACAAAAGGCTATGGTTCTCGACTCTGAGGGTTATATACATGACCCAAAGATGTTTTTCATGTACAGTGGGAAGCCCACCACCCACCTCGAGAATTCTGATTCTAGGGGTGCTCTTGCTAAAGTTGATAGCGGCTCTGAGTTTGTCCCAACACCAACGGCTAATACCAATGGTGACGATTGTCTCAGTCTGCCTCCCATTTCAACGCCTATGTTCTCGGAACGCCTTGGTTTCGTACACACAGATGTTAGGGAGCAGCTTCCTAACAAGGTGAATTTCTGTTCTCAAGTGATAGAGAGACATGGTGATGGGACAATTACAAGAATGCCTGACGGCCTGGCAAAGACGTTCTGCAATTCAGTCGTGAATCAAGAGATTGAATCACGTTCTGGTATTGCGTTGCACATCAAACACCATAGAGGTGCTTTTTCTTTTAAGCGCCTGGTGGCTTTGTGTGACAGCTTTCAACAACGTGAGTATGATAAGACCCAGAAGCAAATCCATGACAATGCTGCTAGCGCGGCGTTTAATCTTGGTAAGCAGGTCTATGAGTCTCTGAATGAACTTGTCTAACCAGCAGGGGAACTTAAGGCGCCAGCCGTCGGCGCCAAATAAATAGATTGCAGACTGGATTTCATTATACCAGTCCTTTGTTGTGTGTGGGTGTTTTATTTAATTATAATCATCTACTTGGAAAATGGCGAAGAAAAAGTCGAAGTCGCAAAGACTTTCCACAAATCCTTTTGATGCACTTATGCCAAAGAAAGGTAAAAAGAAGATGAGTGTTTTCTATGCAAACGCCACCCCTGCCCCTACGCAGCGTGGCCCTCGCAAGAAATTGCCTAAAGCAGGTAAGAAGAAGAAAAGTTCGTTTACGATTGGACACGTTAGAGGTGTCTGTTCAGTGACTGATCCATTCTGTCCTGCGGCGAAGAATTCGAAGTGGCCTGACGGTACACAAGGAAACACTATGACCTCACAGTTTAGAGGCTCGCAGACTATTGCAACTACTGCAAATGGTAACAATGCTGGAGCCTTCATCGCAACCGTACCATTCGGTTATCTTTTAACCTCGGCAACCACAACCACCACCGCCACTTTGGCGGGTTCGGCATCTACCTATCAAGCAAATTCTTTATTATCTACCCTTGGTGATGAGTATAGAATTGTTTCTATGGGCATTGTCGCTCGTTGTGTTGCTAGTGCTAACAATTGCGGTGGTATCCTTACTTTAGGTACCACCAATAAAGTTTCAACGGGTCAAGTTATTACTCTTGGCCAGGAGCTTTATGATGAAGTGGAGATTGCGCCAATTCAACCTGGTATGGAGATCTCTTGGATCTCTCAACCTCGTGGTCCCACTGCTCGTGAGTTTCGTGCTCAAAGCGGTGGTATCGTAACGAATGACTGGACAAACCTAATTTTTGAGATTTCTGGTGCTGCTAACAGTGTCAATCTCATTAATTTTGAGTGGTACATTAATACAGAATGGACCACCCTTACCACAAATGCTGTATCAACTCTTGCACGCTCTAACCCTCCTGCATCCCAACCAGCGCAAAGTGCCACATCTGCTGTGCACTCAACGCTTGGTTCCTTTGTTCAGGGTGGAGTTAAAGAAGTTGAAATGGCTGTTGGTAGGGCAGCGTCTAGTGCTCTTACGAGCTTGGCTGATGATCCTTTTGGTTCATTGGCGTCTTTGTTTGCTATGCTCTAAAGCAACTATACGTGTTCGTAGAATGAACGTTGTAAAATAAACTACGATTGTGCAACAACCTTAATTGCGTG